GATGCTCTGGAAGGAAAATTCTGGCGTTGTGACGATGGTGAGCCAGTATCCTCGCAAGCGGGCGATGACGGTTTTCTTGGTTTTTGGCGATATGGATGAGGCGATGACGATGCAGCCTCAGTTGGTCCAGATGGCGAAGGACATGGGCTGCGAGTTTATCGAGATGAGTGGACGAGTGGGCTGGAGCAAGGTTCTGCCCAAATATGGCTGGCATCAAACGGGCATTTCTCATGCTCTGCCTATTATGGAGATGACACATGGGTAAGAGCGCACCATCCTCACAGACGGTTGTGAACAAGACCGAATTGCCAGAGTGGGTTCAGGAAGCTGGGCGCAAGAACCTTGCGGCTTCATATGATGTATCTGCCAACATGATGGGGCCATATCAAGGCCAACGGGTTGCTGGTCTAACGCCTGGAACAGAGGCTGTTGTTGGCAACATTACCCAAAACTATGGAATGTCGCAGCCTGCCTTTGCCTATGCCCAGCAACTAGCAGCTCAGGCTGGCGGATATAAACCGCAGCAGGTGCAACCTGGGCAACTCTCGCAAACCGATCTTTCCCAGTACATGAACCCATACACGCAGGCGGTTCTTGGGACGTCGCTCGATGTTCTAAACCAGCAGCGATTGACCGGCTTAAACCAAGCCTATGATGCGGCGGCCAAAGCCAAGGCTTTTGGTGGATCTCGGCAGGCCATCCAAGAGGGTGTTGTCAATGCTGCGGCGCAACAGCAGGCCGGGCAACTTGCGGCTAATCTGATGGCGCAGAATTATGGGCAGGCGCAGACGGCGGCGCAGGCTGATATTACGCGGGCGATGGAAGCTCAGAGGCTCAACCAGCAAGCGGGTCTTGCGGGTGCTGGTCTTGGCATTCAGGGCGCGCAGGCGCTTGGAGGATTGGCTGGCGCTGGTCAAGAAGCCTATTTGACCGGGGCTACAGGGGCTCTTGCAGCCCAGCAACTCTTGCAGGCCCAGCAGCAGGCGCAGATTGATGCAGAACAGCAAGCCTATCGTGAGGCCCAGCAATTCCCCATCCAGCAGCTTCAAATCCCGATCCAGGCTCTTGGCGCAACCCCGTATGGTTCAACCAAGACAGAGACAGGGCCGGGGATGCAGAGCAGCCCATTCTTGTCTGGTCTCGGCGCTGTGTCGTCTGCCGTGTCAATTCTGGCTGCTCTATGATTGACACCGCGCTCCAGTTTTCAGGCGGTAAGGACAGCCTTGCCTGCCTCTATCTCTATAAAGAGAGATGGGATGATCTCTATGTGGTCTGGCTGGACACTGGGGCATCCTATCCAGAGATGCTGGAATATATGGAGCGCTGGTCAAAGCGGTTGCCGCATTTCGTTCATCTGAAATCGGATCAGCCTGCAAACATTGCGGAAAGAGGATGGCCGGTTGACGTTTTGCCGATTGAAAACACGGCTCTTGGAAAGGCAATCAGCGGGAATACAGGCCCAACAATGCAATCGTGTTTGGAGTGTTGCGCTATTAACGTCTGGATCCCCTTGCATCAAGGCATCAAGGATCTCGGGGTTTCGAAGGTCATCAAAGGCCAGAGGCGGGATGACCGGCGCAAGTCAACGGCAAAGGATGGGCAGATCATCGACGGCATTACATACTCAATGCCGATTGAAGATTGGACCGAAAAACAGGTATTTGACTATTTGGCGCAAGTGGGGGCTGATATGCCTCCCGGCTATGCGGATGGCGAGACGACTAGCCGTTCTTGCTGGAATTGCACTGGCTTTCTGGACGACAGCCGCAAACGCATCCATAATCTGCCAGACGGCAAGCGCGAAGAGATGCTGCGTCGTTTGGCAATCATCGACAAGGCAATCGACGACCAAAGGGTGCGTTATGGCTGAGATCAACGACATTGCGTCCTATATCTGGCGGCGCTCCAAGGACTACAACGTCAATCCTGCAATGGCGCTTGGGATTGCGAAGTCTGAAGGGTTGAACCCAAACACGATTGGGTCAGAGACATTTGGAAACCGGGATGCCAGAGGTTATTCCTTTGGCCCGTTCCAACTCTATTCTGGGTCCAGCGACCCGACCAAGATTGCGCCGGGTGGTATGGCCTATGAGTTCCAGCAGAAGTTTGGAGAAGCCCCGTCTGCTGCAAACTGGCAGAAACAAGTTGATTTCTCGCTGGAACGGATGGCGAATAAGGGAGTGGGCGACTGGTATGCCGTCCGAGATCGCGGCGGCGTTGGCAACATTACCAAGATCGGCGAGAAGTATGCCGGTGAACTTGGCTTGAGCGGAGATCAGGCTGCTCCTAGCTATACGCCTCCCTGGTCTAATGCAGTGACTGCGCTTGGTGATGTTGATAAGAAATATTTAGGCGGTGGTCTTGGCGTTCTTGCATCGCCAATTACTGGGCTTCTTGGGATGTTCGGTCAAAACCCATCATTGCCTCAGACAGCACCAACACCGGCTGGCGGCGGCGGACGTCAACCAGACATTCTGGCTCCGGTTGTTGGTGGCGATGCTCGCCTAGAGAAAGCACCTGATACAATGTCGGCAGGTCAGATTGCCGGATTTGCCGGGCTTGGGAATGCTTTGATAGCTGCTGGCGCTCCAAAGATGACTTGGAAGCCCAGTGGCGAAGCGGCTCCAATCCATCGCGGTCAATGGCGTGATGACATTTTTGCCGGGCTGCTTGGCCCTAGTGCTTGGGGATAACAGACATGGCGACACTGCAAGAAATCAATGACATGTATCTTGGTCTGACCGGCACCCCCGGCGATCCGCAGATCATCGGCTATCTCTCTGACGCCATCAACAACGGCAGAATGACGATCGGGGACGTGCGAGCAATGATTGCTCCGCAACAGGCTATGCCTGCTGGTCTGCTTGGTCCCGCGCCTCAGCAGGCGCCGCAGATCAATCCAGAGATCGCCAATGCATTCATGCAATCGCTGCTCTATCAGTCGCAGTTGCCGGGCATGTCGCAGGTGGAGAACCCCACTGCGGTTAATCTGTTGAATATCCCGCCAACGCCTGCGCCTTATCGGATCAACTGGCCTACAGCCAACGCGGCGGCCCAGGCAAATTCGACAACTGCTGCACAAGCTACACCTGAAGCAGATTATGTATATGATCAAGATACTGGATATTATACGCCGCGTTACAAGACTATCCCAACAACCAGCGCCAAGAAGTGAGGATAAGACATGGCTGAGAATGACTTCCTTAGCGGCCTTCTTGGTGGCGTGAAAGACGTTGGTGGTTCGATCTATGGCGGCATCTCCGGCCTTCTGGGCGGCGGGGAGCAGACGCCTGCTGCTGGTGGAACGCAGATGCCTGATAGCATGTCGATGCTTTCACCGGCTGATCAAAAGCGTCTCATGTTCTCATCGCTTGGACAGATTGGTGCGGCGTTGCTGGCTGCGGGCGCCCGTCAGTCGCCGGAAAGCAGGGCGCAGGCGTTGGCGCAGCTTGGAAAGATTGGTCCAGGCATCGAGGAGTCGATCCAAAGGACGGCGGCGCTCCAGCAGCAGAGGATTGCGGCGCAGCGTCAGAATGAACTTTTCCCAATACAACTTGCAGCGGCGAGGGCCGGGCTTGCACAGCAGAACATTGGGCAGGCTAAAAGCGTCCTTGAACTCCAAGGGCAGGCGACCAATCTGCAAAGACAGATTGCGACATATGATCAAATTGGGCTGACAGATCAGGCAAATGCGGCGCGTGAGCAACTTGCCAATATCCAGCAAGTGATTAAGTCATTGCCTTCTGTTAGTGGCGCTCCTGCTGGTGCGCCTGCTCCTGCTATGGGTCAGACATTGCCAAGTATGGCGGCTCCTGCCGCAACCACTCCTATACAGCCAGCAGTGACGACTGTTCCTGCGCCCACTAAGATCACTGGGACAGAGCTTCCACCTCCTGTGGAAGGTGCGCCCGCACCTATGGTTCCTGCGCCTATGGTTCCTGCGGCTCCGACGGCTCCTGTTGCCCAAACGCCTGCGCTATCGCCGTTTGACCAATACGTGAAAACCAATCTTCCATATTTGACGCCTGAACGAGTTCGCTCGGTCTTTGGCGCGAAGCCTGGCGATCCTGCTGGTGCGATGGCTGATCTTCTGAAGTTAAATGAAGATGCGCAGCAACAACAGTTGAAGAATGAGCGGGATATTCGTCAGGATTTCACTCCGAAGGCGGATCGCTTTGATGCAATCCAAAAGTCATATGCTTCGTTGTCCTCGCTTAAAAACCTGGATACAGGCATCGCTGATGAAGCGCTGATAATGTCATTCTATAAAATCTTCGATCCGACTTCAGTTATCTCGACAACTGAGTCTGGCAAGATTGTTGCGGCAAGTGGCGCAGTTGATAAGTATGGGCAGCAAATGATGGATCGGATTATCTCTGGCAAACGACTGACGCCAGAGATGAGGACTAATCTTATTGCGTCTGCGAAAGCTAAATTCGATCAGGAATACAACTCCTATGAGAAATCCTATGGCCAGGCCGTAAAGAACGCAGAAGCATTTAAACTAGACCCAGAGCGGTCTGTTCCTGATGTTCGTGATCCAAAGATCATGGGTCAGGTTATGTTCGAGCGTGAGCGCGATGCAATCTCCAAGGATCTTACGCCAGACGACATATCGAAGATCACGAATGCAACGCAGCTTGAGAATGTCAACAAGGCGTTGCTCTCGCCTGCGGCTCGGAAACTCTATGACGCCAAATACAAGGAAATCTACACGCAGATGCTGGAGGTTCCGCAGCCTGTTGCGGCTGAACCAAGGCAACCGCCTGCTATCCCGCAGAAACGAACTGGCTATTTTGATCTAATGCCGTGGACTGCGGCCAATCCTAACAAGCCTGCGTTTGGTGGCTTCTAAAATAAAGGTGCATCATGGCCGAACTCTCTGCGCTGGACCGTCTCAACGCTTTATCGAAGGCTGCTCCTGTTGAGGACATGCCGCTCGAGGATCGCCGTCTTTACGCGGCCCAGCGCATGGCTGCGGCTGGAATGCAGCCCACCAGCAGCTTCCTGAAGGACGTTGTGGGGCGCGGTGTAATCGGACAGGGCCTTGCAATGGGCGCTGGCGATGAGGCTGAAGCCTATGCTCGGTCTTTGATCTCTGGAACGCCGTATGAGCAGGAACTTGCAAAGGTCCGCTCCGAGATCGCCATTGCTGGCGTTGAACGTCCCAAGCAAATGGCGATTGGTGAGTTCGCTGGCGCTCTTGCTCCTGCGGCTGCGGCAACTCTGTTGTCGGGTGGCGCTGCGGCTCCTGTTGCGGCTGCGAGGACCGCTGGCCTAGCTGCGCAGATTGCTCGCGGCGTTGGTACTGGCGCTGCAGTTGGCGCTGGTACAGGCGGCGTTGAGGGATTCCTGAAGGGCGAAGGCGGCGCTGGTGCGCGTCTTGATAAGGCTGCTGAAGGCGCGATGATGGGTGGCTTGTTCGGCGGCGCTTTGGGTGGTGCTTTCCCTGCTGTTGCTGGAGCCTATAAAGCTGCGACAGCTACTCCTGAGATGCTGGCCGCAGAACGCGCAACCAGTTTGCTGGCAAAGGATCAGATGACGCCTGATCAGTTGATGCAGGCATATCTTGCTCGCCAGACTGCCGGTGTGAAGCCTGAGATCCCGGCTGAAGTAATGGCTCGCGGCGGCAACGTCATGTCGCAAACGCGGTTACTGGCTCAATCGCCTGGCGCAACCCGTGGACAGATCGGCGAGTTTCTGGAGCAGCGCACACTTGGGCAGCAAGAGCGACTTGGTGCTGATATTGAGGCGGCGCTGGGTGGGCAGAAGAAGAACATCTTCACGTCTCTTGATGATCTTGCCGCAACCCGTATGCAGCAGGCTGCGCCTCTCTATCAAAAGGTCGATCCTATGTCTGCGGCATCTGCCCAGATGGATGAACTGCTTAAGAAGGTTCCGAGTAACGTGTTCAGCGAACTTGAGGCTGTTGCGCAGATCAAAGGAACCTCGCCTGCACCGATTATTGGGATGACAGAGAAGGGCGGCAAGACCATCGCCCGCGATTATACCTATGCCGAGATTGATTCGATCCAGAAGGCTTTGGACGATCAGGTTTCTTCGCTCTATCGCTTGGGCAAGAATAACCAAGCCAAGGTCTATCAGGATCTGCGCGATGAGATCATCGGCATAGCTGAAAAGAACCCGGACTATCGGCAGGCTCGTGCTATCTGGGCTGACACCAAGGCGGCTGAGAGAGCGATGGCTGAAGGTCAGAACATCTTCAAGCAGCGTGCTGAGATGACAGAGCGCAGACTTGGAAACATGTCCCAAGCTGATAAGGACTCCTATCTTGTCGGCGTCTTCGATGCTTTCCAGAACGTCATGCTCGGCAAGGCTGTTGACCGCGATGTGACTTCCGCTTTCCGCACTGGCAAGGCGAAGATGCAGATGGAGGCCGCGATCAAGGGCGTGACTGATGATCCTGTAGCGGCTCAGGCAATCACCAATCGGCTGTTCACGAACATCGAGCGTGAAGCCAAGATGGCGAAGACGAAGAACGTCCTCACTGGTGGATCGCAGACAGCGCCTATGCAGTTGGAGCAGCAATCCTATCTTGCCGCTCTTTCCCCTATGGCTGGATTTGCCAGAGACGTGGCAACAGGCAATGCGCCGAATGCTTTGTCTCGCATGGTCAGCGGAATTGGTGAGAAGATCAGCAAAGGTGGGACGCAGGCGCGGGTGGAGCAGACCAATGCCGAGTTGTCCAAGCTTTTATTTGCCAAGTCTGCACCTGAACTGAAGGCTGCTTTGGACGCCATCCGCGACCAGATGGCGAAGAAAGGCCAGTATGGGACGCCATCAGTTGCCCGGCAACTAGTCCCCGGCTTACTAGGTGGCGCATACGGTTCTCGCTGATAACTCACTGATTATTAACGATAAATGGCGGTTGTGGAAAAAATATCCATGACCGCCATTTTTCCTGTTTACAAAATCTTTTTTGCATAATAAATTATTTTACATGGGCTGGCGATTCGCACCGCCCTGCAACGGAGCAAACAAAATGACCAACATGATCGCCGACCTCAACACCGCCCGCGCTGCTTTTGAATCCGCCAGCCTGAACTTCATCGACAGCTTTGATTACGATCAGCGCGCTGCTTACGAAGCCGCACGCGAGGATTTATATGCAGCCGAGTGCTATGCCGAACGAGAGGCTGCTGAGGCCGCTGAGATCGCAGCCGACAAGAAATTCTGGAAGAACCGCGCTTTCTAATTAGCCGGGGCTTCGGCCACCACAACTTCCTGCAACGGAGCAAACGATATGTACGCAGTTGTTTACCGCCCCAAGGATGCCGGATGGCGTCATGTTGGCGATCATGCCGCAATGTTCAACACGCTGCGCGATGCCTGCCGCTACGCAATCAAGATGAATGGAGACCGCACCGGTCCTTTCTATTATTGGGTGGCGTGATGAAGATCGAAAGCGAGTTTCCTACAGAATACATTGAGCTTCAGATAGCCGCCCGCAACATCGCTGACTGTTCTTTGCTGGTTTACTACGCCACGGATGAGGCTGCGCAACTGCGGCACAAGCTGGAACTCAAGCATCATCTCAAGCGGTTCAAGAAAATCATGGAGGAACTGGAATGTCAGGGATGAAGCAAGCCCACTATTGGGAGCGGCAGGAGGATCGCTGGCATCAGCAATATCTCTTGGCAGAACGTCTTTGCGACACATTGGAGCAGCGGATCTATGAACTGGAACAGATCATCATTCAGGCAGACACGTATCCAATGTCTGCTGAACTTCGGCAGCATCTTAAAAAGGCTTTGGGAGGTAATCATGCGGGTTAGCAGCGTCAACCGTCCGATCTTCAATATGCGGTTCAACAGGCCGCTCATGCAGCGCAAATGCCCACTCTGCAATCTGACGACAGGTGTTCTGATCCCGCAGAACCAGGCCCTTCGTGAGTTGGGAATTTACGGCGGCACACATGCCCATCTGGTTTGCGTTCAGGATGCGAGGGAGCAAAGGCAATGACCGAGGCATCACGGGTGCAAAAGCTACTCGTTACACAAAACGATGAAATAAATGCGCTGAGAAATCGCATTGCAGAACTGGAGGAAGAGATCCGCCAGCTTCGCGTTGATATGGTCCAGACAAATGCAGCCTTCCTGCACTTCCTTAGCAAGAACCAGATGAAGCTTTTGATTGGGATCTATAACCGCCAGGTGGCTGACTATGCCTACCTCGACCGGCTTACTGAGCAGGGCGACAAATACAACCGTTATACCGACATCAACCATGAAGCTTTGCGCAACAGGGTTTCGATTTGGAAGCTGCGCAAGAAGATGCGTGAACACGGCATCGAGATAAAGACATGGCGAGGCGTCGGCTACTATCTGGATGATGAGAACAAGGCAAAGCTGCGTGGCTTGCTTAACACATCCGCAGAACGTGTTTAAAAAACGGGAGAAAGTTAACATGAGCGATGATCTTGTGAAGCGGCTGCGAAAAGTCGAGGGTGGTAACCACTACGGCGCAACAGTCTGGTACAAAAACCCAGACGGGCCAGAAGCCGCCGACCGCATCGAGAAGCTGGAAACCAATTTCCAAAATCAGTTGGAATGGTATCTTTCCAACAAACGGGTTTTGGATGACCGCATCAAGAAGCTGGAAGCGGCGCTGCGCCCCTTCGCAAAGTGGGCCGACGCATATGACCCCGAAGAGAATGACGATGATCGTGAGGCGTGGGATCACGCGCCAACCATTGGGATGCTGCGCGCCGCCCGCAAAGCACTGGAGGGGAAAGATGGTTGACATTCCCAAAATGCTGCGGGCTGAGGCGCTGATCGCCGACGAGGACTGGACCGGGATTTATCAAATCTCGCCTAACCTGGCGTTTGCCGCAGCCCACCGCATCGAGAAGCTGGAGGCGGCGCTTAAAAAGATAGCGTTGGATGACCCAGACTGCTGCATGATTGCAGACAGAATGCGCGAAACTGCTGAAATGGCACTGGGGTTAAAAAATGACTGACTATCAACTGGCGCTTCTTAACATCGTGTCAACCATGTTCACGCTGGTAATCGTGATCGGCTGCAACGGAGCAGTTTTGTTCCTTGGATTAATGATTTGGCAACTTATCCAGGATAGGTTCGACCTGTAACGCAAACACGGGGTCAAAACGATGAAAACGGTTGTCTACGAAATCGCCAATATGCTCGCTGCATTCGCGGCAGTCGCCATGATCTTCACCGCCTGCATCATCCTGGGGGGTTAAGATGAAGCCAATCACATGCGAAATAGGATTTGACGGCGTCTATTCCGTCAAATACTTTAACAGGCAAATCGGCTGGATACAGCAAAGCAGGGTCAAAAAGATATGGAGGGCGCTCAGTTGGAACGGGGACTTGAAACACACAAAAACGCTTCGAGAGGCACGGCGATACCTAGTGGAGAATTTCCGGTAGAGAATTGGGAGCGGCACTACAAGGAGGTCAGGAACAGGCTCAATGGTATCAGGCCGCAATCAAAGCAGATCAAGGTCATCATTCCACCGGCTGAAATGCTGGTTCTTCCAGAGCCAGAGCCAGAAATACCTAAGCCAATGTTCTCCCGCGATGACCTGCTGATAACGCAGGGGTGTCTTCGGGATCGGGTCAGGCAGGTGGTTCTTCCGATCCTGCACAAACACAAGATGACATGGAGGCAGTTAGTTGGACAATCCAGAACACGACCACACATCCTACTCCGACGCGAGGCTTGGTTCGCTCTTATCTCAAATGGATACGGATTTGCGGAAACAGGTCGATTATGCGGCAGAGACCACACGACCATCTTACATGCAGTCAGACAATGGAAACTCAATAATGGACCAGAATATCGACACTATCTTATCGACGAGGGAGATGACCCACGGCTCGTATGTGGAGCAATCGACGGCATCTCAAACGCTAAAACGCCTATGTGAGCAGGCGAGGAACTGGGATCAGATGCCTTGTTACATGCGTGAGAGCGTTCACCTGATCCAGCAGAAAGTCGCTCGCATCATCTGCGGAGATCCATTCGAACGCGATCATTGGGTTGACATCATGGGCTATGCAGCATTGGTGCTGCGGGAACTGGATAGGTTGCAAGAGGAGGGGAGAAATGTCGGATCAGCCTAACAATCAACTGACACGCATTGTCGAACGCATCGAGAAACAGGAGGACGAAATCAGCCTCCTGAAGCAGGATGTGAAGGACATTTATACCGAGGCCAAGGGCAACGGGTATGACGTAAAGATCATCCGCAAGATCATCTCTATGCGGAAGATGGACGAGACGAAACGCAAGGAAGAAAGCGCGATCCTTGCAGCCTATATGCGCGAAATCGGGATGACGCCTTTAGAGATGGTCATCCAAACCAGCTACAAGAAAGCGAGTGACTAATGGAACGCAACACAGAGGCATGTCTTAATTGCCGCTTCACCAAAGAGAAGACTGGTGGCTCACTCACCTGCCTGCGCTATCCGAATCCAACCAGAGTTGCTCGCACACAATGGTGCGGCGAATGGCAGGCAGACAAGATCCCCACTGAGCGGCGCAAGCGCTCTGCAATGGAGATTGCAGATCCTGTCTTGAGCAAGGAGGCCGAGGAATGAGCTACCGCGTTCGCAATACGCAGGACTTCTTCAGGATCATCGAGAAGGAGCGCAAGCGGCAGGAGAAATCCACCAGAGCCGTTTGTGATGAGGCTGACGTTTCGTCCGCCACCTATTCTGCCTCGATGAAGTCTGGATCTTGCACCCTGAAGACCGCTCTGGCCTATGCAAAGGTCATGGGCTTTGAAGTGAGGCTCGAATGGCCGTGATACTTGCAATTGATCCAGGCGCATCAGGGGCGCTGGCGTTCTTCAACCCGGAAACAGGTATGCTCGACGTTGAGGATATGCCGACGCTAGAGGTCAAACGCGGAAACAAGATGAAGCGCGAGATCAGTCCTCAGATGCTGGCCGGGATCATTGCATCACGCAAACCAGACAAAGCCATCATCGAACTGGTGGGGGCGATGCCTGGTCAGGGCGTCACCAGCATGTTCGCCTTCGGGAAATCCTACGGACTTTGCATCGGTATTTGCGCTGGCCTACAGATCCCGGTCGAGCATGTAACGCCAGCCAAGTGGAAAAAAGCAGTCGGCGCCCGCGAGGGCAAAGATGGAAACAGGATGCGGGCGGCAGAGTGCTTCCCCGCATATGCCCACCTGTTTCGACGGGTCAAGGATGACGGTCGAGCGGATGCCGCTCTGATCGCCTTCTGGGCAGCAACGCAATAGGAGAGGACAAATGGAAAACGACTACTTCAAGCTGGAGGCCCTATCAGCCTCCGGGGCTAAACTGATCGCCCGCTCGCCTGCGCACTACAAGGCGGCGATGGAGATGCAGAGGACGCCAACGCCAGCGCAGATCTTCGGGACCGTGGTTCACGCCATGATCCTGGAGCCGCACAAGTCCCACGCCAGTCTGTTCAGCGTCAAAGAACTGAACTGGACGACCAAGGAAGGCAAAGCAGAGAAGGAAAAGCTGGAGCGCATCGGTCTGCCCATCATCTCAGTTGCCGATCTTGATAAGGCGCTGCGGATGCGCGACAGTGTGTGGGCGCATTCCCACGCGGCTGAGTTGCTGACGGGTTGCCGGACAGAGGTCGAGGCCACCTGGACAGGCTATGAGGCGAAGGTGAAATGCAAAGGTGGCATTGACGCCATCGGAGCCAGCGGCATCGTCGATGTGAAAACCACAGTTGATGCCTCGCCAGAAGCCTTTGCCAGAGCCATCAGGCAATATGGCTACTATATGCAGGCCGCTCATTACATCGACGGCATAGCAGAGATCGAAGGCGGGATCGCGCCTTTCACATTCATCGCTGTTGAGAAGCAGCCACCATATGCGGTTGCCTGTTACACGCTTTCCAATGACAGCCTTGCGGCTGGTTGGTCAGCCATGAACAGGATCGCCAAGATATATTCCGACTGCATCTCTACGGGGATCTGGCCGGGATATGAAGGGAAGTCCATCGAGCTATCAATCCCGATTAATCTGGATACGGCAGTCGCCGATCTGGAGCTTGAAGACTTCTGAAACGTCGAACCGAAGGAAACGGTAAAATGGAAAACGCAAACACACGCATAGTCGTCAAGGATGCTCGCTTCGCCTATGTCCACCTGATCGAGCCTCGCGCCGCAGCAGAGGGCGCAGAAGCCAAGTACAGCGTTACCCTTATCATCCCGAAGACAGACGAAGCAGGCGTGGCCGCGATCAAGGCTGCGATGAAGGCTGCGGTCTCCAAGAAGTTCGGGGATAAGCCGCCGAAGGGTCTGCGCAATCCGCTCAGAGACGGCGATGAGAAGGACGCCGAGTCTGGGGAGTACATGAAGGGAGACGAGTTCCGGGGCAACTGGTATCTATCAGCCAGCAGCAAGAAGCCGGTGCGCACTCTTGTAGGCAAGGCCAGGATGCCTGCCACGGACGAGCATCTGCAATCTGGCAACTATGGAGCGGCAGAACTGAATTTCTACGGCTATGATGCTGCGGGCAACCGGGGTGTAGCGGCTGGGTTGAACGGCGTCTGGATCACTCGGAAGGGTGAGCCTCTGGGATCTGGCGCAACAGATTGGGGCGTCATAGAGGCCGAGGACTTCGGTTCGCCTTCAACCGCCGCAACCGCCAGCATGTCATCGGATGACGTGTTCTAGTCTCTAAACGAAAGACGGCGCAGCGGGGGTCAGTCTGCTGCGCCGTCAATCGCCTCAAAG